GCTACGGTCAAACAGTATATGGTCAACCACACTCAGCAGGGGTAACTAATACTCTTATGTTACCTGCAGGTGCTAACTCTACTTTAGTATCACTTGTATCTACAGACACACTTACAAATAAAACACTAACCTCTCCTAAGATTAACGAAGATGTAGCAGTAACTTCAACAGCTACTGAGATTAACATTCTTGATGGTGTTACAGCTACCACTGCTGAGATTAATCTGATGGATGGTGGGACTTCTGCAGGTACTACGGCTGTAGCTGGTGGTGACGGTATTGTTACTAATGATAATGGCACTATGCGCCAAACTACAATAGATACCTTTGATACATACCTGTCAGCTACTACTAAGACACTCACAAACAAAACACTGACTACACCTACACTAACTACCCCAATAGCAAATGCAGGGGTTCAGCTAAAGAATGGTTCTACCTCTGCAGGGTTCCTTGAGTTCTTTGAGGATAGTGATAATGGCACAAACAAAGTAACTCTAATTGGCCCTGCATCTACTGCAGATATTACCTTGACATTACCTAGTACTGCTGGTACACTTGCGACTACCGCATCAGTAACTACAGTAGCACAAGATGAAGCAACAGCTTTAGCAATCGCCCTTGGATAAGGAAACAAATTAATGGCAAATACATTCAAGACAATTACAAGGGACGTTGCACCAGCTAGTGCAGGTACTCCTGAAACAATATACACTACCCAATCAAGTACTAGGGCTATCATCTTAGGACTTACTCTAGCTAACGTACACACCTCTCAGGTTACAGCAAGTGTAACTTTGGTTAGTACAACTACACAAACAAGTCAAACACAAAACACTACAGCACACCTAGTTAAAGATGCAGCTATACCAGTAGGATCATCACTGTCTGTACTAGACGGTAAGGTTGTTCTTAACGCAGGTGACATTATTAAGGTAGACTGTAGTGTAGCAGATAAAGTCTCAGTGATTATGAGCTATATGGAGATTGACAGCTAATGAGTAGGCAAGAGAAACTAGCTGCATTAGCAAGCACTGGTGTAACAAAAGCTGAACTAGATAACATAGACGGTGGTACAGCCAGAGGTACTACAGCTATTGCTGATGGTGATGGTGTTTTAATCAACGATGCTGGCACTATGCGTATGACTAGTGTTGAGACTATGGCTACCTATATTGGCACTAAAGTTGGTGGGCTTAAAGAGTTTATAGTTTCATCTGGGTCTATTAGTAATGCTGCTACTCAAGTATTTACTCAATTTGATAGCAGTTAATATGTACATTACGAATTTGAATTTAGAAATGTTATTCCTGTTGATGATAATGTACAATTATATGTTAGAACTAGTACTAATGGTGGTAGCAGTTATGATTC